TTAAAGAGTTGGTCGGTTGCAAGTGTATTGGAAGACAATACACCATACAGGTAGGACCAATCGTCAATGGCGTCGCCAACGAAGATCCCGTTGTGAAGCACCCTTGTGAACTATGCACATTAGCTGCACTTAAGAGAAACCTTGAGTGCGTAGTTCAACCGGAGCCTGAGTTTGTACGGAAGATTCATGCAGCTTTCGACAAGAAAGCCGATCAATATATAAAGTATATTCAGGATTACGGGGGTTTGGTAGTAGATTTAGATGTTTGGCTCAAGAACCATCCTGAGAAATATAGAGCAAACTTACTAAATCGAACCAAGTCTGGAGTTCGAGGAAAACCAGACGCTTACTTCGTATTTCCAAAAGTTGAAATAAACCCACCTGACCCCGAAGCAAAGGAACGTTGCATCTGTGGACCAGATGAAGATAACAAGAGAGCAACTATCTTGTTTTGGTGGATGGAAATGATCGCAGATAAGTATGATAAAAACTACTGCGGTAGGAAAAATTGGGACGAAATTGCTGCTAACTTGTCAGAAGTGGAAGAGAATATGGAACGTGAATTTGGCGTGCGGCCAATCGCTGTTGAAGCGGATTTTTCACGTTTTGATTCCACGCAGGGAGAACAATTGTTACAAGGTTTTGTCAATATGATGACAAAAATTGTAAACACCGCTGACATCACTTGGAAAGACAAATATGGTAAGGAAGAGTTTTTAGAATACCTCCAAGCTTCCACCAAATTAGTTCTTTCCGCATTCCAAGGAGCAGTAACAGCTAGATCCTCTATAAAAGCATCAGGACAGCTGTGGACGACGGTCGGAAATACTAATCTGGCCGCGGTCTTGTGGGAAGTTGCGTTAGCGCAACTCGGGTTCGATGAGACGCTTAGTGGAAAACGTGTAGGTAACAAGAAGCCAGTTTTTTTGTCTCTGAAAGGAGATGACATGATAGGTTTTATATTACCACAGCATGAGAAACACTTTAGAGAAGCAGTCGCAAAGGGTTTCAACACCGGAAACACACCCAAACCACACGGAACAGGTTGCATAGTCAAAGTCGTCGATGTAGGCAGACTGGAAAGACGTTCTTTCCTGTCAGCTAAATTCTTCCCTCGACGACACGGTGGTTATCGAATGGTACGTAAATTTGAGCGCGTTTTGTCAATGAATGCGTATACAAACCAGAACCACGCTTTTCTTACAAAGCGTAAGAACCACCTAATCCACAAGGAAAACCAAGAATTGTGTTTTTCTAAAGGAATGAGTCTGTTGGCCTGGGCTGAGGGTTTACCAATCTTTCATGTTTTGGCACAAAAGATGATTTCCTTAGGCAAGCCGTCCACAAGACTTGCCGTGGATCATAAAGAGCACACGCATTCGAAACAGTATCAGGTCTGTAAGTATGTGCTCCCAACTGACTATGAAGATATGTGCGATTGGTTGTTTGATGAGTATGGTTTGACTAGAACAGCAATTCAGAGGATAGAAAATCGTATTCGAGACATAAAATCTCAATATGAAGTAGTACTCATGCCAGAATTGAATGTGTTCTATGAGTAAATAGTTTGGTAGTGTTTGTACGTCTAATAGAAACATAATGTTTATGATATTAGGCTGGATTACCGTTGGAGTTTTTTGCGATCCACTGAAAGAGCCAAGGCCATCAGTCTGATCCGCCAACTTGTACCTAGCGCCACAATCAGTGTAGGTTTGTGGATGTTTTGAAAGTGACGTGCAGCACTCGGGGAACCAATCCCCCGTTAACAAAG